CGACCCGCGATCAAGTCCAAACGGCGGTAACGAACGGGCTGGAGAGCGGCAAGACCATCGCGGAGATCCAAGCCGAGATAGCGGAAAAGGCACCAGAAATCAGCAACCAACGGGCTGAAACGATTGCACGATCTGAGACGGCGCAGGCCCAACAGATGGGCGAGAACGCACAAGCCGTGGAATTGGAATACGACGTAAAGAAGTGGCTGCTAGGCGGTGGCTCTTGCCCGTTGTGCCTTGCTGCCGAGGCCGAGAAATCGGCAGGCGTGCCTAGCACCGAACCATTCTACAAAGCGGGCGACACCATCGTTGGCACCGATGGAAAGTCCTACACGGTGCGGCGGGAAGTGATGATTCCGGCACAATTACACCCGGATTGCAGATGCCAAGCGGTCTATGAAAAGGGGCCTTCCGATGCTAATGCTTGACCAAAACACTGAACTTGCCGCACTTCGAGCACGAGCGAAGCGGTATCTTCCGTCGCTGAAAGACTCAGACCGCGTGGGCGTACGCGCCGGGTTCTGCCTTGAAACCAAAGCCACCCACAACAATGGCGGGCGGCTAGACGTTGAGTGTATCGCAACCACGAACCGCGTCGATAGCGTCGGCGAGGTGATTCTCCCCGAGGGTGGATCGTGGGCACCACTGGAAGCACACAAGAGCATCTTCGGGGATCACTGGTATGGCATCGGCGACAAGGTTGGATCGTTCCGTTCGATCAGCCTGTACCCCGACCGAATGAACCCCAAGGGCTGGAAGTTACGCTTTTCACTTCTCCCGGCGGATTATTCGGAACTGGTAAACCAGTGCCGGATCTTGGCAGAGGAAAAGGCTATCGCCATGAGCATCGGGTACATCCCGACCGAATGGGGCAACCCAACCCCGGACGAAGCCAAGCGGTTCCCCGGCGTTGAGATTGTTACTCGGAAGTGGGTTGGGTTTGAGGTATCGGTGGTCGCCATGCCGTGTAACTTGGACGCGGTAGGAGGCGGGTGGGCGAGCGACGAAACCAAAGCCGACGACATTCGGCGGCTGGTTCATAAGGGGCGTCTGTCTGGACGCTCGTTGCACGTTCCGGCACCGAAAGAGAAGCGGCTGTTGATTTTGTGAATGAAGTTCGCTCGCCCGATAGACGCTCGGCAACGGGTAAACGTCGCGGCAGTGGCGTAGGTGCCAGCGAGACGAACGGTGGAGAGTAGGCGTCTGGTTGACGCGGCCCCGTTGGCTGTGCTAGTCTTATGACGTGCGGACGGTGTGAGCGCGAGGCTACGGCCAACCGCGAACTCCCGAGGCGAAACAGAAGTTTCACCACTCGGGACAACACCAATGAAGTTCGCCGACCTTGTTGCCGCGCTTGCGGCATCGTATAAGTTCGCTGAGACTGCTGAAACGGCAACCGCCGCGAGCGTCAAGGCATTCATCACCAAAGAAAACATCAACGTCACTCACGACGGCAAGCCCGTAGACGTGGACGCCGCGTACAAGGCTCACACGGCCAAGCCGCTGGCTCTTGTGAGCGACGAAACCGACACGGCTACCGCCAACCAGAAGGCTCACGAAGCCAAGTCCGCCGCGATCACCAAGGCGGCTGGCGTGCTGTCGCGGGCGAATCCTGAGGACGCCGGTAGCGTCAAGACGTTCGCCATCGGCAACAGCCAGCGAAACGCCTACAACGCTCGCGTGAAGTCCATGGGCGTGGGCAAGGCCAAGGGCCAGCCCAAGTTCGGCGATGCCGACACCGCCGAGGCTTGTGCGGCTTCTATCCGCCTTGCGATCTGCGGCAACGTTGGATACGCCCAGAAGAAAAACGATCTTGCCATCGTCGGCAAGGCTCAGGTCGAGTTCGATAACACTCTCGGCGGGTACACGGTGCCCCCGGAGTTCTTCGCCCAACTCATGTACCTGACCGAACCGTACGGCGTGGCCCGCAAACTCGCCAACGTCCGCACGATGACCCGCGACGTTCAAATGCAGCCCCGGAAGACCGGCATCCCGACGATGGGATGGGTCAGCGAAGGTGCAACGTCAACCGTCCAGAACACCACGTACGACAACGTGGAACTGACGGCGAAGAAGTTGCAACTTCTCATGGAAGCGTCCAACGAACTCCTCGAAGACGCAGCCGTCAGCATCGCCGACGACATTGCGGCGAGCGTGGCCGAGGCTTACGACATCGCCATCGATTCCGCGTATTTCCTTGGTGACAGCACCTCGACCTACGGCGGCTTCTCTGGCTTGACGCAGGCCCTTCCCGCCGCCGCGTACATCAACGGTGCGGGCAACTGGGCAGCGTTTACCACCGGCGACTTCAACAAGGCCCTCGGGTCGATCCAGAACGTGAACTCGGGCCGCATTGTGATGGTTGGCTCGCGTCAATTCTTCCACCAAGTGTGCATGCGTCTTGAGAAGGCTACCAGCCAGTTCAAGAACCTTGCGGAAGGTGCAATCGGCGGGGCCGATGCGTCATTCCTCGGCTACCCCTTCTACTTCTCGGAAGTGATGCCAGTCGCCACCGGTTCGTCCGTGCGGTCGGTCTACATCGGCGACCTTGTCGGTGCCACCATGATCGGCGAACGCCGCGACCTCACCATCATGGCGTCCGAACACGCTGCCTTCTCCCGCGATTCGATCCAGTACCGGGCCACCGCTCGTGCCTCGATTGCAATCCACGGCGATGGACGCGGCTCCACCATCGGCCCTGTGGCCTGCTTGCTCGCAACCTCGTAAACCACCAGCACCAAACGAACAGGAGTATCTCCCATGATTCTCGGTCAAATGTCCAAAGTTATCACGGTGTTGGCTCAGGCGACGGTTGCCACCAACGCTACCGCATCGGTTGGCCCTTTCGACGTTGGCGGCTACGGCTGCGTCGTCGCCAAGGCCATTCACCCGCCCGCCGCCGCGACGAACAGTTCGGCAAAGTGGGCGGCTCTTCAGTTGCTCGTTGGCGATACCACCACGTTCTCTGAGGCTACCGCCGTAAACGGTTTGGTTGGAACGACCAACACCACGGCTTCTACCTCTCAGTTCGTGTTGGGCGTGCATAACAACACGTCCTACGCCAGCAACACGCGGCTCTCGCTTGACGGCAACCGCCACCGCTACGTGTTCCTTTCCTACCAGACCCCCGGTGCCACCAATTACAACGTTCCGGCGTTCGTGGTTGAGGCGTACTCGGCGGCGCAGGGCATCTCCAGCGCATCCGAAGCCGGTTGTGCGGCCATCGCTTCCAGCGGCGGCAACTAAGTCTCTTTCTCCTCGCACGTTCCCATCTCGCAAGGGGTGGGAGCGTTTTATGAAACTGAATCTCGGCGCAGGAGAGTCGGTGCTCGATGGGTTTACCCCCGTCGATCGTCTACGTGGTGAAGAGGTGTACCCGCTCACGAACGAAACGGGCAGCGTTGCGGAGATTTACGCATCGCACGTTCTGGAGCA